CTCTAGAGGCTGAGATTAGGTTGAGCGGAGATTCCAGGGAAGTTCTCGCTCGCCGATACGGCGTCACAATCAGCACCATCAAATCAGTCAAGTCATCTCGACGCTTACGACAGCGCGAAAAATTAGGATTGGATTCATGAAGCAAGGCGTGACGATCGATGAAATGGCCCAGCTAGTCGATGCTCGGCTCTGGTTATTGACCGCGCAGCAGTGGCTTTGGCTGGCGCGAGTCGGAAATGCCCCCGGCCCGATCCAACAGCATGAGGACTTCGTTAAGAAGTGCCTCGATCGCGTCTGGGAGGCCCAGCAGTGCCTCGGGATCTAAGGCAGGGCGAGCGTCAGAAGAAGTCCGCGGCGCGCCGGGCGCACGCGCTGGCCCGGCTTGATCTGCGGGAGCCCACCGTGCCCCGGGCGCCGGCCGTGGGGCCGATGTCGCATGCCGTCAAGGTGATGGACCCTGAAATCGAAAAGCTTATCAGCGAGGCTCTGGCGAAGTTTTCCCCGTAATTCTTTGGCTGGAATCGACTTGATCTGGTGGCCGATTCGGCCCTACAAAAAGGAAACGGACCGCAGGGAGCTGATTTCTGCGGTCCGTCAAACTAAACCGATGGCTTTTTGAGATGCATCGGATAGACGCAAGATAGATGTAGGGCGCATTCCGCCTTTCGTCAATCCGTCCATCCCTTTAATCCCACAAATAGACATCGGTTCCTTAAAGGGAATCTGATGACCAAGTTCGATTGGGATGATGACGGGCTCGATGCCGACGGCTATCCGATCAACTCGGGGCCGCGTGGACTTCGATACATCCGAGGTTCGGAGGCTGATGCTGGGGACTTCAAGCCTCAGCGATTGGGCGAGACCGTTTCCAAAATCATCCGCAAGGTTCATCTATTTTCGGTCGATTTGTCCCGGGACAGGACGGGACAATGACCGACGACACATCAACCCCGATGGCGAAATTTTTGTCCCATCTTTTGTCCCTGGGACAAACGGGACATTCGCTTGCCGAAACCATCCGCCTCGCTGAGTTGGCCTTCGGAGGCGCTAGATATGGGGGGTCGGCTGATGAAATCCGCGAGAGAGAGCGGATTCGAAAGGCTGACTGGCGACGGCGAAACCCGGGACATGTCCCGGGACAAAAGGCCTACCCTTTATCTTCTAAGACTGTAGTTAATACAGTGATTAAGAAAGAAAGGAAGAAAGAACCTAACATGGTTGTCCCGGGACAAATTGGGACACTCGACGACTGGCCAGCCGACTTCCTCGAACAATTCTGGAAAGCGTTTCCTCCGTTTCGTCGGCAGGCAAAAGGAAAGGTCGGCGCCAAGCTGGCGCGGATCCGGAGCGACGGCAAAGTGACGTGGGCGACAATCATCGAAGGCGTTGCGAAGTTTGCGGCGACAAATCCTGGCGAGTATGCGCCGGCGCCGATTGTGTGGCTGAACGACGGTCGCTGGGACCGCGAATACGGAGAGCTAAGTGGAAAAACATTTAACGGTCATCGAGCCAATTCCGCTGCCGGATCTAAAAAGGGGGCAGATGCCATCCTTGCCGGCGTGGGCCGCTTCGCAAGTCGTTTCGCTGGTCCTAAGCCAGCAGCCGAATTCGAGGACGGGGATTCATACCGAATTGTGGACGTTACCCCAGGATCGACTTCCCACCGCTGAACAGCGGTCGGTGATAGCCGCTCATGTTTTGTATCTTGAGGCGGCGCTACAGCAAACTCCCGTGAAGGACGATGCTTGTGGCCGAGCGACGATCGTTCTGGTTACTAAGATGCTTCTTTCGTTGCCGAGTGCAGCGATGACCGAGGACAGCGCGGAGGCCAAGGCTGAGGCCTACATGGACGCGCTTGAAGATGTGCCGAGTTGGGCCGTTCAGGCGGCGATCAGAGGATGGAATCGGTCCGAGTACGGTGACAAGTTCAATTATCGATGGGCGCCGGTGCCGAGTGAATTGCGGACTGTGGCCTTCCTTGAAGCTTGGAAAACGAAGGAAAGGATTCGAGACCTCAAGCGAGTGATATCGGCTGATGTTTTGTTTGATGCCGACCCAGCGATGAAAGAAAAACTGGCCCCGCTTTTGAAACCAAGGTCAGTCTGATGGGTGAATTCGACGAGTTCGACATTATCGAGCGTCACGCCAAGGAAGCGGCGGAGCATCGGCTCGAGGAAGCAAAGGCGCGTAATGCCGCGGCGCAGGCGCAGGAGGAACGCGAGACAGCGGAGCGCAAGGCGCGCGCCACCGAGTTGACGCTGGCGACGAACGAGATGTTCAGGCGCGCCGAATATGACAGGCACGGCGTCGAACCTCCGGAAGGGTTTCCGGTATCGATCTGGCTGCTGTTCAAGTTCGGCTGGAAGGTAGAGGAAATTCTCGGCCAACGGCGCCTGATACCGCCGGACCTGGAGCAGCCGCGCCGGCGCACGCGCGAGGATTATTATCGAGATGGAGGGACGTGATGGTTAAGCGCCTCTGCGTTCTGTATCCCGACGGATCGGTCAGTGTCATGTCGCCGCAGGACGGCGAAGCGGCGGCGATCAACCGCGCGCGGCGGGAGTGCGTCGGCTACAACAAGGGCGAGAGAGACCTTGGCAATCTGGCGCAGTTCGGATCGATTGATGTCGACCTCATGAGTTTCAAGTTGCTGCGATGAAGGCAGATCCCGTGGAATTCCTGCTCTGCTGCATCGGCGTCGCGATCTTCTTTTGGCTTTGGCGGCACGATATTCTGTCGGCCAGTCTGATCTTGAAAATACTGCGAGCGGAGATTTAGCGATGACCATCGACGTCTATTTCCTCGACCACGGTCGCGAGCCGCAATGCAAGCCTGATCCGAAATATCCGGACGGCAAGCCAATCAGCCTGGCGCCGCACGCGCTGGCGAAAACCTGTACGCGCAACTTGCCTCACCCGGCGCCTCGGTGCGGAATATATCAGATCAAATGCCGGACCTGTGGATTTACCGCAGCGATCACCGTCGCTGGCCGCGCCGATGATCCCAGCATGATCACGATGCCATGCAAACCGAACTGAGCTATTTCCGGAAGTCCTCGACCGCCATACGAGCCGGCAGGAGCGCCTGCTTGGCGGCTTGCGGTGAGACCGTCTGGCGCTGCTTGATCTGGGCGAGAACATCGATCGGACGTGCCTCGAGCATTCCAGCCAGCACTAGCGCCTCGGCGTAGTTGGCGAGAACGGCCGCTAGGGCGTATCGTCCGCGCTCGGTAAGCATCGTCACCCGTGGGCGGAACGGCGTTGCTCCCTTGAGCATCCCGTTTTTGAGTAGCGATCCCCGGACCTGAACGAGATTGTGATCGTTCAGCGTCACATCCACGGTTCCGTCGATATGATTGACCAGCATATCGCGTTGGAGGGCTGTTAGTTTGCTGATCTCGTAGGCCGAAGGCTCTTTCATGAGGCGTTTCCCTTACCGATTGAAAAGTTATCCCCAATGGCTTTACGCTTAAATCGGCAATTTTGCCACTTGAATTAGGGGAATTTCTTCCCTAAAAGGTGAATCATGAGATTTTCAGCATCAATCGCGATAGTCTTTTCGCTAACCGGCGGACATGCACAAGCCGGCACCTGCACGCGCGGCAACAATGCGATGATCCTGACCGAATATAAATGCTCGGCAAAGCAGGAACGGCAACAGGAACGAGAGCGAATGCAGCGTCAGTGCATGGTCTACCTGCCGGATATGCAGGATGCGAGGTTGCGCGCGTGGTGCCTCAAGCAGTCGGAGAAGATGCCATGACGGACTCAAACATTCAGCTAGGCAGTGCGGATGAGGCCATGACCAATCCAGGCACACAGATGGAGATCGCCTGGAATAAACGCGAGGGCTGCCTTGTGGCAGTCGATCCCAAGGAAGGCAGGAAAGCCATGGCCAATCCAGACGCGCAGACGATGTTGGATACGACGAAGAAGGCAATAGATACTGCCTTCGGCGATCGGGGATTATATATAGACTGGCAACTCCGCAATTATGTCGCCGATAAAGTCGTTACTGCCATCAAAGTCGTTACTGCCATCCTCGCCGCCTCTGTGCCTGTACAGGGGGCGGGTGAGCCTGTCGCGTGGCAGGACATTGCTACTCAGCTTTATGCAGTAGATGGGTGCGGCTTTTGGCCGGATGGTGCCACTCCACTTCAATTGGAAGTTTACGAGATCAGGGCCAAGGCTGTTGCTGCGCTCTATGCCCAGCCATCCTCCGACCGCCCCGCATCCGCGCAAGAGGGGGTACGGAGAGCGCTAGAAGTGACACCTATTTCTGCAGATTATACTCGTGAGGATCTGATCGCCATGATCCACACTAGAGATGCGCTGATATCCGGTCTCAAATCCGAGATAGTGCGCCCATTTCGACTGTGGCTATAGCCGCTGGCCGCGAGATTATTATCTCGAACAATGTTTTGGGCTGCATTTTTTGAACCGTGCCGGGAACATAGCAAATGCGGGTGCGATCTGGAGCTGCGCGGATACTACGGCACCGAAACCTCCCTTGGTAATGTGGGAGGACCGACGAAGTGAGCGATAAGCTAATCAAGATTTTGCAGGATTCGGTAGACGATCCAACCGCTCCGGCAGAGGGCCAAGTGACCATGACGCGCGGGGAGAAAATACTCGATTATATTTATGACGACGTTGATCAGCGCCTCAATCCGAACGGTGACGAATGCTGGTACTGCGGCGGCGAGGGTGCCACGTATGACTGCATTGATGGATATTGCGTCGATGCTGAATCTGGTTGCGCGGACTGTGAACGCCCCTGCATCGAATGCAAGCTATATGCCGGGCAGCGATCCCGAGCGGTCCGCGAAGAGGTCATAAAGACCAATGATGTAGAGGTTGCCGTGGCCTGGTTGAAACATATCGGTCGCTGGCACGATGGGATCACCGAAGATCAGGTCAAGGAACAATTGGCCGGCGCAGCATCCCTAGTTTCTTCGCATATGGACAAGAGCACATGAAACCGAAGTGGTACATTCACCTTAGTCGAGTCAGTCATCCGGTCGTTAAAAGCCGCTTAGAGTGGCAGAAGGAAGCGAGATGGGAATGGCCGATAGCCGATCTGTGATTACTAAGACATTTGACCCCTACGCTGAACTCGACGTGGCGCGTGATGCCACATTGGCGGAAATCCGCCGAGCCTATCGGGAGGCAAGTAAATCGGGGCATCCTGACGCGGGCGGCGCACAGGTCGATTGGGAGCGCATCCAACTTGCATACGACACGCTGAAAGACCCAAAACGCCGCAAATCATACGACGACACTGGCACTATCGAGGACGTGAAGCCGGACAACGATCGCGCTGCGGCGTTGCAAGTGATCGAGATGCACTTCCACACGCTGATGAACGAATACCTGACCGCGCCGGAACAAGCCAAGCATCTCAAAGACCCGCGGAAGAAAAATATCACCACGGCGATCGCCAGTCGGATCAGGGACGAGTTCATCCAGGCCAAGCAGGCGATACCGGTGGGCGTCGGGGTGCTTGCCTTCTGGGAGGACATGAAAACTCGGTTCGTGCTGCGCGATGGCGGCGGCGAAACTGAGAACTTCTTCGCTGGCCGGATCGATGATCAGCACCGATTGGTCAAGGCGCAGATCGCCGATCTCGAGCAAACTGCGCGCGTGCGTGAGGTAGCGCTGAAAATCCTCGATGGGTATGAGTTCAAGTTCGATATGCCGCAGCGGACATTCGATGACGAATACTATCGGCCCAAGGAGTCACCCTACACATGGCCGCGATGAAAAAGCCTGGCCGCCCCGAGATGCCGCCGCAGGGCAACCGCGAGCCACCGCGGTACGTCGGCGACATCGCTAAGACCTGCGCCAACTGCCAGCACTTCGAGCCGGATAATCGCCCGCGGCCATCTGGCCCCTGCCACAACGGCATATCCGGAAAGCTGACCACGCGCGATATCGACGGGTGCGCGTTCGGGTTCTATCCGTCGGTAGAACGCTTCCCGCTCAAGGCGGGGCCCGGAGGCGTGCGGTGACCCGCAAAGTCTGGTGTGATGATTGGAGTTGCCCCGCGCGTCCATCGTGCGCGAACCACTTCTGGCGCTCGAAAGCCTATGCCGGGATGCGCATGGGTACCAAGACCGAACACGGCGACGGGACGCGATATGATCGCCATACCAGCAAGGATCGGCAATCATGCTCGTCCTATCGTTCCCACCTTCGACCCGCCCGAGGGGAATAATCTCTCTATTGGATTCGGCTTTCTAATTGTCTAAGTTAGGTAAATGGCAAAGCGCAAAAAAACAGGCGGTCGCATCGCGGGTAGCCGCAACAAAGCTGTGATCGAGCGGGAGATCAACGCCGCCCAGGTCATCGACAAGGCCCGCAAGGAAGGTCGCGATCTCGCCGTCACCGTGCTCGAGCGCCTGATGAACCTGGCCGAGGGCGCGTGCGGACTAAACCGGCCAACGCCACAGCGGATGATCCTGCAGGGCGAGAAGCAAAATCCCGATGGCGATTGGGGCCGATTCGGCGAGTGGTTTGACCGGACCACCTATTGCGCCAAGGAACTGGCGAAGTTCCAAAGCCCGCAGATCAAGGCGATGGAGGCTCCGACACCTCCACCGGCAATAGTGGATCAGGACGAAAAGGTTCCGACAAAGCGGTTTACTCTTACGATCTTTGAGGGTGACCGTCGCGTAGGTGAAGCCGATGTAAACAAAAAGGTGGCTTGATGCCCTACGGCTATATCTACATGGTCCTCAATACCGTCACCGGAAAAAAATATATCGGGCAGACGACACAAGAACCAACGCAGCGATTCAATCAGCATCTGTTTCGCAGGGCATCACATTGCAAGGCACTCAGCGCGGCCATTTCGAAATATGGTCAAGACGCTTTTGAGTTCTCAATTATTGCCGAATCGGCCAGCAAAGACGAGTTGGATCGCGCTGAAATAGCTGCGATTGAATTGCACAATACTCTAGCGCCTCATGGCTACAATATCAAAACCGGTGGGTCGTTTGGAAAGCACTCCGAGAATACCAAAGAACGGATAGGTGCGAAGCATAAGGGACGGCTAGCATCGCCCGAGACGATCGCGAAGCATCGCGCCAGAATGCTTGGCTCTTCGCCGTCTGCCGAAACCAGAGCAAAGATCGCCGCTGCGTTGAAAGGCAACAAAATATCTGAGGTAAACAAAGCTGCCTTGCGCGCAGCCAATCTTGGTCGAAAGCCTTCCGATGAATCTCGCAGAAAGATGTCGCAGAATCGGTCTGGTATCCCCGTCTCGGAGGAAAAAAAGGAAAAGCTGCGGCTGGCTAATTTAGGAAAACATCATTCGGATGAAACGCGAGCACGTATGGCAGCTTCGCAAGTAGCGCGGTGGGCAGTTCGCAAATCCGGGTCAGCCACGTGTTTATAAATGCTCGAGGCGAAATCCCCTATGATCGACCGTTCTTGTACCCAAAGCAGAAAGCGGCGATCTTTGATCCGCGCAGGATTAGTTGCATTGAAGCTTCAACGAAGAGTGGAAAAACCTCGGGAAGCATTATCTGGCTCGCGGAACAGGCACTGAAGGGCGGTAATAACTTCAACTATTGGTGGGTAGCGCCAGTCAATGTCCAAGCAGAGATTGCGTTTCGCCGGATGAGATTGGCTCTTCCCCGCGAATCCTTCACGGCGCATCTGGGTATTAAAACCATTACGCTTTTCAACGGAGCAGTGATTTGGTTCAAGAGCGGCGACCATCCAGACGGGCTCTATGGCGAAGATGTCTATGCGGCTGTGATCGACGAGGCATCCCGATTCAAGGAAGAGGCGTGGCACGCAGTCCGTTCAACCCTGACTGCTACCCGCGGCCATATTCGCATAATCGGGAATGTCAAAGGTAGGCGCGGGTGGTTCTATCAACTCGCTAGACGAGCTGAACATGGCGAGCCTGACATGGGCTATCACAAGATTGTCGCGACCGATGCCGTGGCTGCTGGAGTGCTTGAGGCCGAAGAGATCGAGGCCGCGAAGCGCGATCTTCCAGAGATGGTGTTTCGCGAACTCTATCTCGCCGAGCCATCAGACGACGGCGGCAATCCGTTCGGCCTCCAGCATATCGCAGCTTGCGTCAAACCCTTGTCGAGCAAGCCAGCGAAATGGTGGGGCTGGGACTTCGCCAAAAAGGTCGATTATTTCGTGGGGATCGGGCTGGACGAGGACGGCGTGGTGTGCCGGTTCGAGCGGTGGCAGGGCGTGCCATGGGGCGAATCAACGAACCGGGTGGTCGACATGACCGGCGACTGTGCGGCGCTGGCGGATTCGACCGGCGTCGGCGATCCGATCGTCGAGGCGATCCAGAAGCGATTGAGCGAGGAGCGGTTCGTCGGATACCAGTTCACCCAGCAGTCGAAGCAAAAGCTGATGGAGGGCCTAGCGCTGGCGATCCAGTCCCGTACGGTCTGGTATCCCGAGGGCGTGATCGTCCAGGAGCTCGAGCAGTTTGAATATGAAGTGACTCGTACCGCAGTGCGATATTCGGCGCCGCCGGGATATCATGACGATTGTGTGTGCGCCCTCGCCCTTGCGGCCATGTGCCGGGCTACCGCGGCGCCGACCATGCCGGTTGTCACCGGGGAAATGCTACAGCAGATCGCCAGAATGGGGCGCAGGCGCGCTTATTGAGGGCTGGGCGTCTATTGGAGCCTCGGCAGGCGAAACCGCACAGGCGGGGCTGGCTGGGCTGGGAAACACGGTTCCAACCGCCCGCAATAGGGCATCCTCGGCCTTGGTCGCCTCAATCAGGTTCCCGCGCTTCCAAATCAGGCCGGGCGGGACGATCACTGGTTTCTTCGGGTTCCCGCGCTGAGTAAAACCGCGCGCCTGATTGATTCGCTTTGAATAGTCGCGGGCCTGCTGGCCCGGCGTATCGAATAAAGGGCCCGCCTGCCGGCGCACGGCCCGGAGTTCCAGTTTAGATAGTTTCCACCAGCCAGGAACTCGCTCCATGAAGGCAATCCACTGCTCTGGCAGCATATCGGCCTTGGTCATGTTGCACTGGTAGCAGGCGATGATAATTTCGGTCCCGCCGCGCGATTCCGGCACAAAGTGGTCGCGGGTCGGCTCCAGCCGCGGATGGTTACGCTCCATCTGCCGCTTGCAGTAGGGACACGGCTGACCGTGCGCTCGCTTCCGGTTCGGGGTCATGATTCCGATTTATAGCAAATCCCGACTGGACGGGTAGGGGAAAAAACTATAGGGCTGCCGAACTGGGTTTCGGTGAATTCGCGAGGTCGGTATGACAACCCTGATGCTGTATTTCATCCTGACGGCGGCCGGGCGGTGGGAGTTCCTCACCATCACCCGCATCAATGCGATCGAGGGCAGCATGACCTATTGCAAGCAGCAGCAGCGCGAAGTCGCGAAGGTGTTCGACAACAAGCCTGGGAACATGCTGGTGTTCTGCGAGGAAGATCAGGAAGTCGAAACATGAAGAAAGCGCTCATAGGGTCGTGGATTTTCTTCGCTGCGGTGCTTGGCGGAAGGTCCATTGCTGATGATTACATTCAGAAAGATGGCTACGGCTTCATGGGCGCATTCGTGGTGAAGCGGATTGCCGGCGGGATGCGGATGGAGCATGTTGTCACTCTCGACGATGCCGAAATCCAGCGCATCAAGGAGGCGTGCAAGTGAAGATGCTGCCAGTCGATATCGTCCGCATCGAGGAACCGTTCACGATCGCCCACCTGGCCGATGGCACGCGCGTCAAGGTCAAGGTGGTGATCAACAAGTGCGCCCGGACGATTGATGATGACGGAAAGCCAGCGTTCAATCCCGACGGCTCGCCGGCCTATCAACTGATGTTCGGCCCGATCGTCCTGATCGATGCGCCCGAATCGGCAATGCTTCAGCACCAGCCGGTGAAGCCATGACCAAGTACATGGGGCCGGCCTATCCGATCAGCATCGGAGGTTAAGCCGTGGCCGAGATCATCCTGTTGAATTTGGCGCTCCATATGGCCGAAGTGATCCTGCTGTTTCTGATCTGGCAAAACACCCGCCATTGACGATTTGATCTCAACTGATTCGCACGCTAGACCGATCACTTGAAACCTGATAATCAACAATCAAGTTTTCAAGGATCAAATCATGAGCCGTCGGAAAGAGAAGAAAAGGTGGCGATCATTCCGTCGTCGACAGACTAAGAATTTCTGCTTGGTTTACGGTCTATATGATTTTGAAGGCAAACTTCGATATATTGGCCAGACCCGCCAGACATTGTCCGAGCGTATGCGATGGTTCTGGAGGCAGATCGGGCAGGCACGCGGCGGCGGTCGAAAATTGACGCCGGTCGAAGCATGGCTTGACGAATGCCTGCTGATCGGATTTCCCGTAGAAATCAAGTTGATAAATGGTAATGGAACTTGGAATATTTCTGAGGTCATTGAGATAGACCGAGCGCGCTCTGGCGGTGCCAATCTGCTGAATATCCTGCGTGGCGGCTCCGACACGATAGATGATTTTCGCCGTATTGTACCGCCGCGACTGCCATGCTTGACCGAAGTAAAGGTGATTTAGATGGCCTTCAACAACATCGATGCTCCGGGAGAGGGCAACCGCCGCGCGCGGCGCGCCGTTGCGGTGATCCAGCGCAAGGCCGGCGCCGAGGGGCGCCTCGCCGCGGCAAAGTCCAAGCGGCAGCGCAAGATGGCTCGCTCATTCGAGAAGGACCTCGGCAAGACCATCTTGTTCTATGCGATGCCTATCGATGGTGTGACGCTGCGCGATCCAGATGGTGCCTATCTGAACCCGACGCCGGTGAAGGGTCAGCGCCAGCTTGTCATCGCGGGTGCTTTCAAAGTATCCCTCGATCATTATGTCAACGCGATCGGGCTGTTCCTCAAAACTAAATTCAAGTTGATTTCAAGCGAGGAACTTCCGTTGATGGAGAACGCGCTGTCGGACAGGATTTTCACCAGCATCATCGTGGAGCCGATCGAATGAAAAGGGAATTGCCGTGGAGCGTTCGTCTGCCGATCGGCCTCGGCGCGATGATATTGGCGCTGCTGCTCGCTGCCCCGCTGATCGCGGCCTATGGGTCTGAGCTTCCGATCGCGCAGCATCGCGGCAAGACCAGCATTAAGTTGATCCTGAAGCGGGAAAACAGGCTTCCACCCAAGTACGTCGCGCCGGCGCGCGGCGTGATCGTTTCTCCGGACGACAAGGTCAGGAAGGTTGCCGTTCCGTCCGTCGCCGATCGGCCGGCTGGAACGCCCTGATGCTCGACATGTTCCAACGAATATTGGCATTTTTCCTCACGATGGAGGTGGTCGGAATCCTAGCGACTATGCTGGCTGGGTTAGGCATTCCGCCGATGTACGCCGGCGTGGTTGTGATCCTGCTGTTGATGCTGATTATCCACAAGGTCACCAGCGACCGCTACATGTTCCAGCGGTGGCGTCGCAAATTGCGTGGGCGGTTCTGATGGCATGGGGCGGGGCGCGGCCAGGATCAGGACGGAAGAAGGCAAATCCAAAGGCCACGCCTGTGCGCGCGGAGCCGAAGGTCAAAGCGAAAGCTTTGACGGTTCCGGCGGAGCCGAAAAAGGACTTCGATTTCCGCGACGTCATGCACATGCTACCCGAGCTCGAGGAAATGAGCCGACGGTATTCGACAAAGCAGCAGCGCACCCCAGAAAATAATCCGTTCAAGCTTCCGACCTATCAGCCGCAGGTTTTGGCCGCGCTGAACAAGCGCAATCTCCCGACCATGGCGATGGACAACGCGCTCATGGATAACCTCAATTTTTCCGGTCAAGGCTGGCTCGCTGGCGGCGAGTTCGACTCTCTGCCTGGGCAAGGCCTCGCGTTCATGGGATTCACGTTCCTTTCGGAACTTGCGCAGCGCCCTGAGTTCCGGGTGATGTCCGAGACGATCGCCGATGACGCGACGCGCAAGTGGATCGACTTCGATGTCGTCGGAGATGAGCAGAAGCAGCGCGAGGAGCGAGCGAAAGACCCGCAGGGCTACGACGAGCGTATGGCCGACCCTGATCAGGCTAAGAAGCGTGTTTCGGATGCCGGCAAGCTGGACAAGGTCAAGGCGCTCAAGGACGACCAACTGCGCCTGATGGTCAAGGACCGCTTCTATGACATGTCACGGGGCGACGGCTTCTTTGGCCGGATGCACCTATTCTGCGATATCCGCACGGCCGGGAGCGGCACTGGCGCCGACATCAACGACATCAAACCCGAGGAGCTCAAATCGCCTCTCGGCGACAGCCGCGACGCGGTGACGAAGACCAAAGTGCCGATCGGGTCGTTCAAGGGTCTGCGCTCAATCGAGCCGGTTTGGACTTATCCTCTGATGTACAACGCGATCAACCCGCTGCGCGAGGATTGGTACAACCCGCAGGTATGGTTCGTGATGGGTCAGGAGATCCATGGCACGCGGTTGCAGACATTCATCGGGCACCCGGTCCCGGACATGCTCAAGCCAGCCTATTCGTTCAGCGGGCTATCGCTGACGCAAATGGCGAAGCCTTACGTCGACATCTGGCTGCAAACCCGGCAGTCGGTGGCCGAGCTTATTCACAGCTTTTCGGTCATGGTGCTGATGACCGACCTTTCGACCCAGATGCAGCCGGGCAATCTCGGCGCGCTGCTCGGCCGTGTTTCGATGTTCAACATGCTGCGCGACAATCAGGGCACCTTTGTTGTTAATAAGAACACCGAGGATTTCAAGAACGTCTCGGCGTCCCTATCTGGCCTCCACGAGTTACAGGCGCAATCGCAGGAGCACATGGCCGCGGTGCACCGCATCCCGTTGGTAAAATTTACGGGGATTCAGCCTTCGGGCTTGAACGCCTGCCTGACCGCCGACACGGTCATATTGACCGATCGCGGTCAAGTGCCAATTAGCGACGTTACGCTATCCGATCGGGTAATGACTCGCTGTGGATTTGCGCCTCTTACCTTTTCTGGCATCACCAAACATGCTACTGAATTGATTGAAATAAAGACATCCGATACGGTTCTGAAATGCACTGCGAACCATCCGATTTGGTTGCCTTCGATAAACGCATTTGTTCGTGCCGAGAATGTGCGGCATGGGGACCGCCTGTTATTGATTGGCGAAAAAAACGCAGTCCCAAATATGCGCCGTCCGTGGCATGGCGCGGGCAATGGTGGTGGAAGAACTCATTGGGATACTATATCGGTCGGGATGCGGTCGCTAAGCAAACGGTGTACCTCCATCGAAGAATTTGGGAGACGCATCGAGGCCCTATTCCAGATGGTTTTCATATCCATCACATCGACCACGATAAGCAAAACAATCAACTCACCAATTTTGAAGCGATGCATGGAAAGCTTCATGCCGAGCTTCATGGGGTCGACCTTGGCCTTCGAAGGGGGCGCGGAAGCGCGCCTCGATCTCGACGTTGCGCGCATTGCTCAACGACGTTCATCATCCAAAAGACGCCAAGCCGAAAGAAGTTTTGCAGCCGCGACTGCACACTTGCAGATCGACGAACAAATGCGATATCAAAGGCAAAACCCCGACCGACCTGTGTCTGCGTCAAGTGTAATGCTTCTTTCACAGCGCTTCGCAAGGATGCTAAATTTTGCTCGCGTAAATGCTCAACTGCGAGCCGGCCTCGTTCCGAGTACAATCGCGCATACTATCTCGCACACCCTGAAAAATTCATTCAGCACAAACGAAACGCTAGACGCGCTGCGGTTCGCAATACCCAAAAAAAATGCATCGGATGCGGCGTCGAGTTCATTCCGACCCGACGGCGCAATGAGCTATATTGCACTCAGCAATGTCAGGATCGAGCAAGACTGCCACGACTCAGAGCGAGTCGTCAGCGTAAGAAAAATTTGGGCCAGCGAGCCGGTATATGATCTGACGATTGCGCCGGGACATCTCCCCGAATTTTTTGCCAATGGCATCCTCGTGCATAATAGTTCGGAGGGGGAGATCGAAACTTACGATGACACGATCATGGCCTATCAGTCCCGGGTGCTGGATCCGAACCTGCGCAAGATCATCAATTTCCAGCAATGGTCGCTGTTCGGCGAACTCGACCCCGAGATCACGCATCGATGGGAAAAGCTGCGCGACATGACGCTGGCCGAGAAGGGCCAAAAGGAAAAGGACGACGCGGACCGGAACCAGAAGTACGTCGACATGGGCGCGATCAGCCCGGGCGAGGTGCGCAAGGCGATCATCGAGGATCCGGAGTTGCCGTACACCGGGCTCGATCCGGACGATGTGCCAGAGCCGCCGGCGGACGAGGGGCTGCTCGGGCCGGGCGGCGGCGCCGCGGCAAAGGTCGATGCCGAAGCTGATCGGGGCCTTTCGGACAAAAACGCAGGCAGCGGAGGCGACGAGTAAATGGCGATAAAGCTTCTTGAAGGCGATATGCGTGATTTGCTCTCAACAATCCCAAACGAGTCAATCGATTGTATCATGATCGATCCGCCTTATGGCGAAACCAGCTTGAAATGGGATAGGCGCGTTGCGGGTTGGCCTGGTCTCATTCGGCGCGTCCTGAAACCTACCGGGTCTATGTGGGTTTTTGGTAGCTTGCGTTTGCTGATGGAGACGGCTCCCGAATTTGCGGGCTGGAAGCTCTCGCATGACGTGATTTGGGAAAAGCACAACGGGACCGGCCTCTTTAATGACCGATTCCGCCGGGTCCATGAGATCGCCGCGCATTTCTACCACGATGACGTGAAATGGGCTGACGTGTTCAAGGCCCCACAATTCACCAACGATGCGACGGCGCGCACCGTCCGGAAGAAGGGCCGTCCGGCTCAATGGATCGGCGCGACCGGCGAAACGCTTTATCGTTCCGAGGATGGCGGTCCCCGCCTGCAGCGTAGCGTCCTCTATGCGAGATCCGAGCATATGCAGGGAATCGGTCATCCGACCCCCAAGCCGATTGCTATCCTCGAATCGCTTCTTCGCTATGCGTGCCCTATCGGAGGCGAAGTTCTTGATCCCTTCGCTGGGTCCGGCTCTACGGGAATCGCGGCCAATCTAATCGGTGCGAACTGCACGCTGATTGAGGCCGATCCGAAATTCATAGATGTCATCAAAAGACGGATCGACAACGATGTGCCGTTGTTGCGCGAATGCGCTATTGGCACCAATCTTGCGGCAACCCTTTAGCAACGGCAATAATCTTGCCATCCAAAAGGAAATAAGTGCGGCCGGTTTCGGCATTGGTCGCGATCTCGACCTTCTTCATGGGGATGAAGAAGAAGTTCGGGACAGCGGCCTCAATCTTGAGTTTTGGGGATTCGACGATCATGGCGTGGCGCTCCTTTTGCTGCGCTCTAATGCGGTTCTGTGTTGGGTGGGGGATTAGGAGGCTTTCGCCTCCCTCCTTGCTTTTGCCTCCATCCGCTTTTCCAGTCGCTTCGCGCATCGCTTGCAGATCTGGTACCCCATCGTATTGTGCGGAGTTACGCTAGAGCAGGCGAACTTTGAGCCACAGAACGGGTATCCGCCGATTTTATCAGAGAGGTGGGAAATAAATCCGCCGCTGGTTCGTGCTGTCATTTGCGTTCTCCGTTGCTGATAATTAGAAGATATCACCTATCGCTGATTTGTAAATACGAAAAATGGCTATTGAAACAATACGTGATATCTTCTATGGTTCTGGCATGGGAAGAAAACAGATAAATCACGAGCAAATGCCAGCGCGATTCCCAGAGGGGACTTTCGCCCGGATTGATGCGGTTTTAGCCGAGGGCGAGAAGCGCTCTGACCTGATCCGCGAGGCCGTGGATCGCGAACTCAAGCGCCGCGAGCGGTCGGTCGCAGCATAGGCTATAACAAGGTCCGAACAGGGGATTCGGGATGAAAATCTTCTATCAGTTGGCCCTTGGGCGGGTCGCCAAGACTGACGCGGTCGTCGAATTGACCATGAGCGAGGTATTCGGGCTGTTGTTCGGGAGGGA